CCAGGTCATGCGGACCTCGATCGGCCAACCGTTCGTCATTACGAGCGCCTTCCGTGGCCCCGAGTACAACCAGCTCGTCGGCGGCAAGAAGGAGAGCAAACACCTCCTCGGCCACGCGGTGGACATCCAGTGCAATGGCGAACTGGCGGCAATGATCGCCCACTTCGTCCTGCACAACAACATGTTCAACGGGCTCGGGGTCTATCAGAGCGGCGATTGGAAGTCCCGCTTCCTTCACGTAGACGACGCCCACGGTGGGCACGGCTACCCGGTCATCTGGAGTTCATAATGGCAGCAGGCACCCGCAGAAAGATCACCGGCTCCTTCGGGGGTAACGGATCGAGCGACGCGTTCCAGAGCGCGGGCGGGTTCAACCTGTCTGTCTCCGGGACGTACGCCGGCACCATCTCGATCGAGCGATCGTTCGACGAAGGTGTCACCTACTTCACGGTCAGCGCCCTCACGGCCAACGCCGAGGTGCAGAAGCGTGTTGATGAAGTCGAGGTCGGCGTGCTATACCGGCTAACCATGGCGTCGTATTCGAGCGGCACCGCCACCTACCGCATGTCCAGTTAAAGGAGCAATAACAATGAGTTACGAGCCACGCGCCCTTGATACCAAAACCCTCCGGGGTGCTGCTATCTACTGGGCAGAGCAATACCAGAAGCGGGACATCCCCGGTCTGGGCACACGAGACCCCGAGAAGATGGGCGTCTGGAAGGGTGGGCGGTCGCTCGCCATGTCCCAGATGTACCGCTGCGGCACCATGGACGAGTTCGAGTACATCCTGACGGTCATGGACGAGATCCTGGAGAACACCGTCGTACGCGGCGAGTGGGAGCGGAGCAAGCGCGAATACTTCTCGCATCGCGACCCGGAGCTTCATGCGCAGATCCTCGCCGACCACTACGCCATCTACCCGGATGGAACGCATATCCCCGGCAAGATCGGCAAGGTCCAGGTCGGCCAGCGCCAAGTCGGTGTTGAGCCCCGCGTGGAGATCGAGCGTGACATCCCGAAGACCGTGATGCAGCTCTGGTTCCCCACCCGGCGTCCGATCATCCACGAGCGGCACTACATTCACCGTGTCAGGTGGCCGGTGTACGCGGGCGAGATGATCGAGCGTGAAGCCAACCCGGATGGTGCTGACCATATCACGGCCAACCCCGAGGGCTACGAGAAGTTCATCGAAGCGAGCAAGGTGTACGCCTTGGACCCGTCGATCAACAACCTCTGTGTCCTGGCAGCGCTGGACGCCATCACTGCTCGCGCGGATCTCGGCTCGACTGCCGCGACCATCCGTGGGCTCGACGGCTCGCAGCCTGCCCTGGTGGACGACGCGGAGACCGGCACCCTCGGGTTCGAGTGTACCATGAACGCGACCTCGTTCGGAGCCGCAGCCGACACCACCCCTGGCGGCACTTGCACCGCGGCGGCGGTCACGGACGACAGCTCGGCTGACGCGACGATCACCTTGTCGTACTGCCGCATCCGCACCAACGGCTCGGGCGTGGATGACATCATGGATGGGAGCGCCGGCACCGCGTCGGCCAACTTCATCTTCAACACGGTGTCGATCATCATCACGACCAACGTGTCGATGGCGGCTCCTACGGTTTCCCTCGCCGAGGGCTAATCGTGAAACGGATGCACCTCGCATCGGTGGGTGGCAATGGCTCCGAGGTCATTGTCACCCTTCGCATGGACGACAGCGCCGTCGTCGCCACGTTCCAGCACTGGGACGACCGTGAGGTGCGCCAAGAGATCATCGGGACGTGCTTCGGCTACGACCTGACGTACAAGGGCGACAAGCTGGACGGCATCTACGTCCTACGCCTCACCCAAGAAGCGGACCCGATCGAGAGCCGGCGCAAGGTTCCGTTCGATCTGCGGGAAGCTGAGAAACTGATCGGAGACGCGGAGACCTTTCGCGCCCCGATCCTCCTGGACAACCGGACGCAGAAGGGTGCGTGGTCCTTCGGTCTCACCTGGAACAAGAAGCGCGCCTGATGGCATACAGCCTCGTTCAATCCAAGGAACAGTTCGCGCACAATGGCGTCGCCAACGTCACCATGTGCCTGCCGGTGCGTCCGACGCGTGACAACCTGATCGTCTCAACCCTCGCCGTCGATAAGAGCGCCGGCACGATCGCCACCCCCACAGGCTACACGATGGTGCAGCAATTCATCAGCGGGGCTGTCAGCACCGCCCAGGCGTACAAGATCGTCACAGACGACGAGGGCGCGGTCAGGTGGGTGATGGGGAACGCCAAGATGACGGGCTGCAACGTGGCCGAGTTCTCTGGCTGCGAACACACTGGCACCCTGGACACCAGCGTCGAGGCCAACTCAACCGGAGCGGACACCACGCTCACCATTGGGCCGACTGCCACCCTCAGCCAGACAGATAACCTCGTGATCGTAACCGCTGCTTGTGATACTCACGGCGGCTGGTTCGATAACCACACGGTCACGGGGCCGACAGAGTACGGCATCTCGATCGACACCGTTCCCTCGGGAGAGCCGGGGCACTACAACGGACACGAGCGCGTCACGGCGACCACGGCGCTCTCTCAGGTCTTGACCACCACTGGGGGCGGCGACGAGATCGCGGGCTCCCTGGCGGTGTACAAGGAGAGCGGGGCCGACTTCATGGTGCAGGAGAAGTTCCGCTTCTTCGACGACGACGGGGCCCTGCCCACGCTGACGGACGGCACTGTCCCAGTCATCGAGACCGCGGACATCACGGAGACCGCGAGCGACAGCGGCTCGACCAGCATCACGGCCTCGGTGCCAGATTACGTGGCGGGCGACCTGATCATCGGGCTCCACGCCAACGACGATGACGACACGCCGTCAATGCCGGGCGCAGGCTGCAACGGTGAGACCATACACTACCTGCCCAGCGGCGACACCCTGTACGAAGCCGGGGGCATCTTCTCGTCCTCGGGGCCAGCGGTAGCCGGTCACTGGTTCATCGGCGACAGCACGCAGACCACGAACACTCTGACGCATGAGATCGCCGCTGCCGAGGGGTACGTCATCCACTACATCAAGGTGCTGGCTGGTGAGTTCGATCCCGCCAACCCGATCCCCTCGACCGGCTTCGACGGCGGCGTCAGTTCGGCAGAGCTGCCCACGCCGGCCTGGACGCACACACGAGGGCGAGCGAACGCCAGGGTGGTCACGTTCTCCTCGGTGGACACGGACCCCATCATCGGCGCGGCCACGGGCTGGACGATCAGGGAGGAGACGGACATCGGCTCAGCGTGTGGCGGCGTCATCACCAGAGACGCTGCTGCGACCGCTGGGGAAGCCATAGCGAGCGTTGACCACAACATCAGCTCCGACACATCCCAGACGATCGGCTTCACTGTGAGCGCTCCCACGACGCTCGCAGGGGCTACAGCGCTGGGCTCAGTCGATGTCGAGCCGGCGACGTTCGAGGTGGACACCAATTACTTCTGCGTCATCCGTGTCGTCAATCGCGGCGGGGCAGTCGGACCCTCGACCTTCAAGTGGCAGTTCAATCTGAACAGCGGCGGCTGGACGGATGTCGCTGCCTCGGGTACGGCGGTCATCTGGAGTACCTCGACCAACTTCGCGAACGGTGCTGATGTCGAGGAGACGATGCTCGACGCGAACCGGCCATACGCCACGGGAGACGCGCTTGAGGCTGGGAAGACCCATACCCTCGCGGCGGCTCTGCCGGCGCGGACAGCCACGGAACTCTGCCTCTGCTTCCAGTGCCCAGCTGCCCAAGTGGCCAACGGGGACAGCATCCAACTCCGCGTGATCGAGGACGGCGGCACGGTCTTCGACACGTACACGGTCGATCCGACCATCATCGTCAACGAAGCAGCGGGCGCGCACAGCTCGTCCAGTGGTGCCATCCAGGTATCAGCTGTTACCATCGCAGGGACAGGAAGTCATGATCAAGAGGGCACTAGCGCGGCTATTCAGGTTCCGCCTACGACCATTGCCGGCACGGGCGACCACCACCATGAGGGCACCTCGGCTGCTATCCAAGTACCCCTTGTCTCGATCGCAGGCACTGGCTCTCAGGACCAAGAGGGCACGTCGGCGGCGATCCAAGTTTCACTCGTAACACTAGCTGGCACAGGGAGCCACGACCATGAAGGATCATCATCTGCTATTGCCGTCGCTAAGATCACGATTGCGGGAGAAGGCACACACGGCACAGGACACGAAGGAACTAGCGGGGCTATCCAAGTCCCCCTCTACACCGTCGCAGGGACCGGTTCCGCTGACCACGAAGCAACATCTGGCGCTATACGGGTACCAGCGGTCACTATCGGGCCGGACGGCACAAGCCAAGTTGCTGCGCTAGGGCTCGATCCAGGGCTCGTCACTAACCTAATCAACGACCTGATGTACGACCTGATGACCGACATAGAGCGGTCGGGCACAGGCGACTATATACCGGGGAGAGCGGAACATGAGTAAAGAAGCTGCCGACGTAATCCTGGCGAGGGAGCTTGGGCTCTACTACGCCGATCCATTGGGGTACACGATGTTCGCGTTCCCGTGGGACACCGACGCCGACCTCCAGCAGGTTCTGCTCGCGCCTCAGTATCGCGAGCGGTTCGGCTGCGACTACGGTCCCGACGTGTGGTCCTGCGAGTTCCTCGACGACCTCGGCGGCGAAGTGAAGCTCCGAGGGTTCGACGGCAAGAACGCCGTTGATCCGATCCAGTACAGCACGGCCAGCGGTCACGGGATCGGGAAGTCAACTCTGGTCGCATGGATCATCAAATGGATTATGGACACGAGACCATTTGCGCAAGGAACTGTTACTGCAAACACAGCGGAGCAGCTTCGTACGAAGACCTGGGCAGAGCTGGGGAAGTGGCACAGGCGCTCTGTTACTTCCCACTGGTTCGACTACACTTCGGGCAGAGGCGCGATGGCCTTGAGGCACAAGATCCACAAAGAGGAGTGGTACTGCTCAGCCCAGACATGTCGCGAGGAGAACAGTGAAGCCTTCGCCGGCCAGCACGCGGCGAACTCCACCTCGTTCTACGTCTTCGACGAGGCATCAGCTGTTCCCAACAAGATCTTCGAAGTCCGAGAGGGCGGCACCACGGATGGGGAGCCGATGACATTCGACTTCGGCAACCCCACTCGTAACAGTGGCAAGTTCTACGACAACACGGTCGGCAAGATGCGCCATCGTTACAAGGTCCGCAAGATCGACAGCCGCGACGTGGCCATCACCAACAAGCAGCGCATCGACGCGTGGATCGAGGATTACGGGATCGACAGCGACTTCGTGAAGGTCCGTGTCCTCGGCGAGTTCCCCAGCCAGGGTAACACCCAGTTCATCTCGGGTGAGGCCGTGGAAGCAGCCATGGAACGTGAGCTGCATCCCATGGCGTCGAAGGGTTTCCCCCGCGTCCTCGGCGTGGACGTGGCGCGCTTCGGCGACGACGACAGCGTGATCTACAGCCGGAAGGGACCGGACGCTCGATCGTTCGAGCCCGACGTGTTCAACGGTCTCGACACCGTGCAGCTCACCCAGAAGGTCATCGCCAAGTTCCAGTTCTTCGACAGCATCGGGGATCGCCCGGTGATGATCTTCGTCGATGGCGGCGGCATTGGTGGTGGTGTAGTCGATCAGTTGCGCCACCTCGGGTACCCCGTGATGGAGGTCCACTTCGGCGGAAAGCCTAGCGATGGCGACACCTACCGGTACAAGGCCGACGAGATGTGGGGCGACCTGAAGGCCGACCTCGACAGCGTGTGCCTGCCCGACCGGTTTACCAAATATGGGCTGCGCCTACATGAGGACTTGACAGCCAGGGAGTTTGGGTATACACTTACTGGTCAGAAGATAAACTTGGAAAGCAAGACGGACATGAAGGCGCGCGGCATCGCGTCACCCGACATGGCCGATGGTCTCGTTCTCACTTACGCGATGGGCGTGATCGCACTGAACCAGCTACAGGGGAACGAGTTCGTGAACCTGGGCACAACCCACGCGGTGGATGACTACGATCCGCACGCAGACATCAGATAGGAGACCACCAGTATGTGCGGAGGAGCCCCTTCCCCACCACCGCCCCCGCCCCCGCCCGAGCCTTTGCCCCCGGCACCCCAGCCGGTGGATAGCGCCACAGCGGAGAAACGGGCCAGGAGTAAGCGCACGGCTGCGACCGCCCGTGGGCTGACTGCCAAGCGTTCGACGACCCCTCTCGGGTTGACGGATGACAATCTTAACTCGACCAAGAAGACGGCGTTGGGAGTGTAACCATGTGTCTCGGAGGAGGTGGATCATCACCAGCGCCTCAGCCTCTACCGGACCCCAACGTCCAGAGGGCTGAAGGCGATGACCCGGAGACGAACCGGATCAAGGATCGGAACAAAGAGGACAAGCGCACTGCCCTCGGTCTGGTCGCGAAAGAGCCCGAGACCCCGCTAGGGAGGATCGAGTAATGTGCTTAGGTGGAGGGGGCTCAAGCCCCGCACCCCAACAGCAGAAGCCCCCATTTCCCAAGGAGCTGTCCGACGAACAGAAGTCGGTCGGCAAGGAGATGGGGCGCAAGGCCAATGAAAACTCTGAGCGTCGCCGGCAACAGACTGCCCTCGGCGTGCAGGACAACCAGTTCACGGATAGCTCCGGGACACCGCTAGGGAAGATCAAGTAATGTGCATCGGCTCATCCAACGGGCTGGGACGCGTCGTGAACCCGAACTCCTTCATCGCGGAGAAGACGGGCATCAAGGCGTTATCCCCCGAGACGGTGGCCGCGCGCAAGATCGGCGGCGGTGCCGGCGACATCATCGCACCTCAGCGCCTGTTCATGAAGAACAAGGGGCAGAAGGCCAGCCAGTCCGCTGAGCTGGGTGACACAAAAGGGATTAACAACTGATGCCCCTCGTAGGAACCCTTCGGGAACGCCAAGAGAAGCGGCGCGGGTCGATGGTAACGGAGCGCACTTCGTTCATCGGTCACTACCGCGAACTCTCTGACTTCATTCAACCACGCACCGGTCGGTACTTCGTCGACGATGTGAACAAAGGCGACAAGCGGTGGAACTCCATCATCAACTCCCGCGCTACCCAAGCGCTGCGGGTCGCTACCGCTGGGCTGTTCAATGGTGTCATGTCCCCATCCCGCCCGTGGTTTCAACTGGGTTCGCCCGACACGGATTTAAACGACTTTGGTCCGGTGAAGCAGTGGTTGACACAGGTCGAGGAGCTGATGCGTCGGATCTTCAACGGCGGCAACATCTACAACATGTCGCCTGTGATGCTACGCGAGCTGCTATTGTACGGTACCGGCTGTCTCTCGCACGTTGACGACTTCGAAGACGTGTCGCGGTTCTACGCCCATACCGTGGGCAGCTACGTCATCGCCCAGAACGATCGCTACATGATCAACACGGTCGGTCGCGAGTACAAGATGACGGTCGAGCAGATCTACCGGCAGTTCTACAAGACCGGCAAAATCAGCCAGCCCATCCGCGACGCCTACGACAACGGCAAGTACGACGCGTGGTTCAAGATCATCCACATGGTGGACGAGAACCCCGAATACATCCGGGGCAATCCCTTCGCCCAGAACAAGAAATATCGGGAGATGTACTACGACCCGACCGACGTGGACAAGGATCACGTCCTCAAGCAGTCGGGCTATGACGAGTTCCCGTTCTACACCCCCCGCTGGGACGTGACCGGCGAGGACATCTACGGCACCGACTGTCCCGGCATGACAGCGCTGGGCGACGTGAAAGGGCTTCAGCATGAAGAAAAGCGCAAGGCCCAGGCGATCGACAAGATGGTATCGCCGCCCCTGCATGGTCCTCCTTCTCTCCGCAATACTGCTGTGTCTTCTCTGCCGGGCGGTGTTACGACTTACGAGGCGGGTCAGTCACAGGGGCTCAAACCTATTTACGAGGTACGCCCGCAGATTGGCGAGCTTGTCCAAGACATCCAGGCCATAGAGACACGCATCAACGAGGCGTTCTACGTCGATCTGTTCAAGGCGATTTCGGACATGGCCGGCGTGCAGCCTCGCAACCAGCTTGAGCTGACGCAGCGGAACGAGGAACGCTTGCTTCAGCTGGGACCAGTCCTGGAGCGCCTGCATGGCGAGTACCTGGACAAGGTGATTGACCGCCAGTTCGCGCAGATGGTCAGAGCGAAGATGCTACCGGAACCCCCGGAGGAGCTGCGAGACAGCCCCCTGAAGGTGACGTACATCTCAACGCTGGCCATGGCGCAACGAGCTGTTCAGACTGGATCGATCGATCGTCTGGTCGGCTTCATTGGCGGGCTCGCCGCGGCAGGGATGCCCGGCGCAGTACACAAGCTGGACGAGATCCAAGCCGTGGACGAGTACGCCACGTTCCTTGGTGTCCCGCCGACCGTCATCAGGTCCGACGACGACGTGAAAGCCCGCATGGAAGCGGAAGCCCAGCGAGCCGCACAGGCTGCTCAAATGGAGCAGATGCAGCAGGGTGCGGATATCGCGAAGACAGCCGGCGAGGCTGACTTGAACCTACAGGGAGCGGCCACACAAGCGGCTGACAGAGCATGAGCGACGAAGGGGAACACTTAGACGAAGAACAGACCGCGAAGGTATCAGCTGAGACCGAGTTGCAAGCGCTGCTCGCGGCTGAGAGCTTCCACGTCTGGGAGGATGTCCTCAAGACCTACGCTGGCCGGCAGGCTATGTGGGAGATCTTGGTCGAGGCGAAAATCCATGCCACCTCATTCACTGGCGACCGGTGGGGTGATTTCAACGAAGGTCGTCGGGATCTCGGAAATTGGCTCATTGCAAATAAGATCTTTACAACGGGTCAAGAGTGGTATACACTCATGGGGTCTGAAGCACAACAACGAGACGAACGTGTCAAACAACTTCGTGAACAAAGGGGACTATGATGCCTGACCCAGTGGTCGATGAAACACCGAAAGACGGCGAAACTCCGCTAGGCAAGACCGCCGAGGAGCAAGCCGCCACTCTCTACGACAGCCCCGAGGCGGAAGCCAAAGCTGCCGAGGAGAAAGCCGCGTCCGACGCCGAAGCCGCGACGGAAGCTGCCGCTGCCGAGGAAGCTCGCATTTCCGCGTTGCCTGCCGCAGAGCAGGAAGCGGAGCGAACCAAGGTCGCCAACGAGAAGGCGGCTGACGAGGAACTCAAGAAGCTGGAAGCCGCGAAGGCTCCCGAGGGTTTCGAGGAGAAGACGGCAGACGAAATCGCGGCCATGTCGGCTCGCGAGAAAGCCGCCTACTTCGATGCCCTGGCGAAAGCCGAGGACGCTGCCAAACCCAAGGAGGACCGCGAAGGTGCCCCCGAGGAGTATGGCAAATTCGAGACACCGGAGGGTTTCGAGGAGCTGGACAAGGAACGGCTCGACGCTTTCCTCCCCATCGCGAAGGACATGGACCTCAGCCAAGCGGACACGCAGAAGCTGATCGACCACTTCGCGGCGGAACAGACGAAGATCATCACCGAACAGGTCGAAGCCTGGGAGGAGCAGAAAGCCACATGGCTCACTAGCTCCAAAGAGGACGACGAGATCGGTGGGAAAGGTTTCGACCAATCGGTCGGAAAGGCTGTGGCGGCGCTGGATCAGTTCGGCACCCCGGAGCTGCGAGAAGCCCTTGACCAAACCGGCATGGGCAGTCACCCCGAAGTCATCCGCGTCTTTTCACGGATTGGGGCGGCGATTTCGGAAGGGAAAGTTATCACGGGCGGGATCGGCACGCAAGACGCCGATAAGACCCAGGCCGAGGTGATGTACCCGTCGATGGCGAAGACGCCAGCGGCTTAAACTTAACCAAGCAAGGAGACCACAACCATGGCCGTTCTTAGTGCCAAAAACCCGACCTTGCTCGATCTGGCGAAGGTGACTGACCCAGACGGCAAGATTGCCACGGTCGCCGAGATCTTGAACGAGACCAACGAGATCTTGGAAGACATGACGTGGATCGAGGGCAACCTGCCCACCGGCCACCGTACCACCACGCGAACGGGCATCCCCGCTCCGACGTGGCGGAAGCTCTACGGTGGTGTCCAGCCGAACAAGTCAACGACCGTCCAGGTCACTGACAGCACCGGTTCGCTGGAAGCCTACGCCGAGGTGGACAAGAAGCTCGCCGACCTCAACGGCAACACCAGCGAGTTCCGGCTCAACGAGGATCGCCCCCACATCGAGGGCATGAACCAAGAGCTGGCCGACACGCTGTTCTTCGGAGACGAAGCCAGTGAGCCCGAAGCCTTCACCGGCTTTGGTCCGCGCTTTGACGACCTCTCCGGTCCCGAGAACGCCGACAACATCATCGACGGCGCGGGCACCGGTTCCGACAACAACAGCATCTGGCTGATTGTCTGGGGTCCGAACACTGTCCACGGGATCGTTCCCAAGGGCATCAAAGCCGGCCTGTCTGTCACGGACAAGGGCCAAGTCACGATCGAGGATGCCAGCGATGGCTCCAACACCGGTCGTTTCGAAGCCTACCGGACCCATTACTCGTGGGATGCCGGCCTCACCGTTCGTGATTGGCGCTTCGTCGTGCGGATCTGCAACATCGACCTGTCGCTTCTGACGCGTGTTTACACGTCGGGCGCGTTCAGCACGGGCGCTCACTTGCCCGACCTGATGTTCCAGGCTCTGCGTCTCCCGCCCAACCTCAGCATGGGACGCCCGGCGTTCTACATGTCCAAAGACCTGATCACTTGGGTTGGCCGACAGACTGCCGCTGCGGTCCAGGGTTCCACGCTGACGACCGAGATGGTCGGCGGCAAAATGGTAACGTCCTTCATGGGTGTGCCGATGCGTCGCGTTGACGTGCTGGCCGCGAATGAAGCGCGCGTAACCTAACCCAACCACAAACCCCATAGAGGAGATTAATCATGGGCTGGATGGACGAAACCCTTGAGTTTGCCGACGCCACTAGCGTCGGTACGCCCAACAACACCACGGTCAATGTCGGTGACATCATCGACACCGAAGCTCTCGGACGCGACCTGGGCAACGGTCAGCCGTTGTACCTCGTCGTGGGCGTTGACACGCTCGTCGAGAGTGGCGGAGCGGCCACAGTACGCTTCAAGCTGGCTTCCGACGCGACGACCACGATCGCCGTCGATGGAACCCAGTCGGAGCATATCACCTCCGACAGCATCGCGGTGGCCACGTTGGTCGCCGGCTATCAGTTCATCGCTACGCTGCCGCAAGGCTCGCAGGCGTACGAGCGGTACCTCGCCTTCCAGGTCGAGGAAGATGCTGGGCAGGCTCTGACTGCGGGCAACGTCAATGCCTTCATCACCGCCTTCCCGCCGACCAACTGGAAGTCCTACGCGGACAACCAGAAGTAACGTGAGCTGAGGGGAGGTATCAGCTGATGCCTCCCCAACGCCACACCAACCGAGGAGCAACACGATGGAAGTAAAACTGAAGGTCAACTTCTTCGCTGGCCGTGTCAGATATCGTCGCGTGATCGGTGGATTAACGGTCATGCCCGACGAGCTGGTGAACCAGCTTCCGTCGTCAGCTGATGTCGTTGTTCCTCCGAAAGGGATGGAGTTCATCCCAGGCGTCGATGGCGAAAAGGGCGAGTGGGTTCAGAACGAGATCGAGCCCGATGTCCAGGAAGATGTCGAAGCGGCCTTGCGCCAACGCCAGGAGTTCGCCGCACAACTGAAAGCCGAGAAAGACGCGGAGGTTGCTGACGCAGCCGACAAGTCGATCGAGGCACTTGCCGACGCAGCCGATGCCACCAGTGGCGCGGCGGCGAACGCAGCCCAAGGAGAGGACAAGCCCAAGGCGGGCAAGTCCAAATCGTAACCTAGAGCCACGGAAGGAGAACCACCCATGGCCTCATTCACCGCAGCGGACGATACCCTCGTCCTCTCTATCCCCGACCGTGGCGAAACAATCGATATCGCCTTGTCGGGCACGTACTCGATGCAGATCGATCTGGAGATCGAAGTCGGCTCCAAGAACTCCGGTTCCTGGCAGAAGATCAAGACGGTCTCCGGTGCGGCCAACGCCACGATCGCCGACGCGTATACGTCCAAGTCCTACAGTGAGCGCATCCGTTTGCGCGTCATCGTGGACACCTCGGGCACATGCGTCGCCACGCTCACCGACAACGACGATCGTTCGATCCATGTGATCAAGGATCAGGTCGGCAACACCCTCGCGACGTTCAACCAGAGCGGCCTCGTGCTGCCAGCCGATCTCGATATCGGCGGCGGTGTCAAGCGTCGGGCCGCAAAGATGGTGACGACCTCGGCAGCGATCACGCTGACCCAGGCGCTCCACGCCGGCAAGATCTTGACCATGACCGGCACGACCGGTCGGGCGATCACCCTGCCGGAAGCCACTGGCACGGGCGACGTGTACGAGATCTTCTACGTGGCCACGGTCGCGTCGGGCTCGCATACGATCGTCGCACCCTCCTCGGCAACTGACTTCGTGGGTGGCGTTGCCATCGCGACGGACATTGCCGGCGTCACCTGTATCTGTAACTCCGGTGACGACACGATCACGATGAACGGTTCAACGACTGGCGGCGTCGCCGGCACGTTCCTCCGCTTCACCGACGTGGTTGACGGAACCTACCTCGTGGAAGGTTTCCTGACCTCGACTTCAACCGAAGCCGATCCTTTCTCGGCGGCGGTCTAAGGTAACGGGGGCGGTCTTCGGATCGCCCCCAACCCTGGAGATCAAACATGGCGTCCTCAGTTTCCAAAGTCACGATCGGCAACATGGCCTTGGGCCATATCGGTACGGACAACACGATCGAGGCATTCACGGAGACCTCACCCCAGGCGAAGCAGATCGACCTCTGGTACGACTTCGCGCGGGAGCAGGCTCTGGCTGAGTACGACTGGAACTTCGCACGCAAGCGGCTCGCCATGTCGGTGCACGCCGAAGATCCGCCCTCGGGAGTATGGGCGTATCGCTACCAATATCCTTCAGACGCGATTGTCTGCCGTGAGATCGAGAAGGCACCCACGGAGACCGTGGTCCCCTTCGACATCGAAACCGCTGGCACCGACAACTCGCTGTCCGTCCTCACCGACCGCGCGACCGCGACGATGAAGTACACGCGCGACGTACAGGACACGAACCTGTTCTCCCCTCACTTCGTCCAGGCTCTGGGCTACCTGCTGGCGCACTATGTGGCGTTCGCACTGACCCGGAAGAAGACGGTGAAGGAAGACATGATGACTGCGTATCGACAGCTGGTACCCCTAGCCGCAGCGCATAATTTCAACGAGAGCGGAGCAAGTGCCCCGCCCGAAGGTGGAGCCGTCCAGGCCAGGAGTTAAAATGCCGTCGCTCATTCAGCCTTCGTTCGCGAAGGGCGAGTTCGCTCCCAGCCTCTACGGGCGGGTGGACACGCAAGCCTACTCGTCAGCTCTGCGCACAGCTCGCAACGTCATCGTGCATCCGTACGGTGGCGTTTCCAATCGTCCAGGCACCGACTTCATCGGACCCTGCAAGAACCACACCGGCACCACCCGGCTGATCAAGTTCCAGTTCAAGACCACCGACACCTACGTGATCGAGATGGGCGACCTGTATATGCGGTTCATCCGCAACGGTGGCCACGTCCTGGAAGCCGACAAGACGATCACTGCCATCACCGCCGCCAGCCCCGGCGTCGTCACCAGCGCGAGCCACGGCTACGCAAACGGGGACGAGGTATATTTGGATACGATTGTGGGTATGACGGAGCTGAACCAGCGCCGGTTCATCGTCGCCAACAAGACCACCAACACGTTCGATCTGACCACCCAGTTCGACGGCAGCAACGTGGACACCTCGGGCTACACCGCGTACAGCTCAGCCGGCACCGCCGCCAAGGTCTACGAGGTGACGACCACCTACGCCCAGGCCGATCTCGCGGAGCTGAAGTTCATTCAGTCAGCTGACACCATCACCTTCACGCACCCCAGCTATCCGGTGCGGGAGCTGACGCGTACGGCGCACACCTCGTGGACGCTCGCCGACGTGAGCTTCATCCCCACCCAGGTTGAGCCCGACAGCATGACGGTGGCCCAGCAGGGTACGACCGGCAGCACCACCTACAAGTACCGGGTCACGGCCATCGGGGCGAACACGTTCGAGGAGAGCCTCAGCGCATTGAACAACTCGACCTCAACCCCGGAGAGCGCCACGGCTGCGAACCCGGTTGTCGTCACGGATACGTCGCACGGTTTCGCCAACGGTGAGATCATCAAGATCACGGGCTTCAACGAGATGACCGAGGTCAACAACAGGCGGTTCAAGGTCGCGAACAAGAACGCGAACGACTACGAGCTGACCGATCCTCATGATGGGACCAACGAAGATGGATCAGGGTATGCGGCAGAGACTACGGGAGGTACTAGCGTTCAATGCCATGTGCAAATCACCAACGGCAACGCCACCCTCTCGACCACGAACTACATCGCCATCGCCTGGGGAGCCACAGCTCTCGCTCAGCGATACGCCGTATACCGCGAGACAAACGGCGTTTATGGGCTACTGGGAGAGACGGAGGATAACAACTGGGACGATGACGGGGCCATCTCGCCTGACGTGAGCGACAGCCCGCCGCGCTACAACCAGCCCTTCCGTGCCACGGACGAGTACCCCGGCACCACGGGCTTCTACGAGCAGCGGCAGGTATTCGGTGGAGCCAACGAGAACCCCGACACCACGGCGTATAGCCAGACCGGTAACTTCAAGAACTTCACCGTCTCGACCCCTGTCAAGGCGGATGATGCGATCACGGCGACCCTGCCCTCCAGCGAGGTCAACGAGATCCGTCACTTCGTCGCCGGCAACGATCTGCTGGTCCTGACCTCGGGTGGCGAATGGCGAGTGAACGCCGGCACCGAGGGCGGCTTCGAAGCGGCCACCCTGCGGCAGAAGCCTCAGTCGTATTGGGGCTGCTCGCATATCCCGCCTGTCACGATCGGCGACCAGACCCTGTTCTTCGAGTTCAACAAGACGATCCTTCGGAGCATGGGCTACAGCCTGGAGATCGATGGCTACGCCGGCACCGACATGACCATCCTCGCCAACCACCTGTTCGGCGACTACCCTGCCGTGGAAGCGGCCTATGCGCGCCTGCCTGACCCCGTGATCGCCTGCGTGCGGTCGGACGGTAAGATGCCGGTCCTGACCTTCAACAAGGCACAGGAGGTCATCGGCTGGGCGAACTGGGACACGCTGGGCAAGTACAAGTCAGTGACCTCGGTCCTACCCTCGATCACCTCGACGGACCAAGCCTTGTACATGGTGGTCGAGCGCTCGATCAACAGCCAGACGATGCGCTATATCGAGAAGACGCACAGCCGCAGGTTCACCGACGTGCGCGATGCCTACTTCGTCGATGCCGGCGTCACCCAGGACACCCCGATCACGTTGACTGCCGCGTCAATCGCGAACCCTGTGCAGATCACTGCCGCAGCCCACGGCTTGTCGGACGGTAACGAGATCGACATCTTCGACATCAAGTGGGTCAGCGCCTTCGACGCCCTCGACAACGAGACCCAGCCGGCGCAGCTCAACAACGGGCGCTTCCTGATCAACGACGTGGCGACGAACACCATGACGCTGGCGAAGCCCAGCTCGAACATCCACGTCACCGCCATCACCAAGGCGAGCCCGGCAGCTGTGACCGCGGCCACCGCCCATGGTCTGACGACCGGCGACAAAGTGGTCCTGAACAACACGGGCGGCATGACGGAGGTGAACAACATCACCTTCACGATCACCGTCACCAGCACCACGGAGTTCACCCTCGGCGTGGACAGCTCGGCCTACACCACCTACACCTCGGGCGGCAAGGTCCATGCCACGATCGACGGCAGCGCCTTCGTGGCGTACGTCAGCGACGGCGAGCTCTACAAGACCGTGACGGAGATCGGTGGGCTGTGGCACCTGGAGGGCGAGAACGTCGCAGTCCTGGCAGACGGTAACGTCATCTCAGGTCACACGGTGTCGAGCGGCAAGATCACCCTCACCACCGCAGCCAGCCGCGCCCACATAGGGCTCAAGTATATCGCGGACGTTGAGACCCTGAACATCGAGGCACCGCAGGGTACCGTCCAGGACAAGAAGAAGCAGATCCCCGAGGTCACGATCCGGTTCGAGAAGACCCGTGGCATCCTCGTGGGCCCGTCCACCGCCCTGCTCAGTGAGATGAAGCAGCGCGAGGACGAAGCGTACGGTGAGCCCACCGCATTGCTGACCGGGGACAAGGCGATCCCGCTGGAGCCCAGCTGGAACTCGCACGGTCGCGTGTTCATACGCCAACGGAACCCACTGCCCATGACGATCCTGGCAGTGATCCCAACCGTGGAGATCGGGGATGACTAAGTACCTGCACCGGCCCAGCGTCGAGGAAGATTGCGCCCTCCTGGCACCCAGGATGAAGAAGGCAGACGTGGACGAGCTATGGGCTTTCGCCCGTATGCGACCAGTCCAGGCACTCAAGCACAGCCTCATGTACTCGCACGAGAGCTTCACCGTCGAGGTTGACGGTCAGGTCGAGATGATGTATGGTATTGGACAGCCTTCGTTGCTGTCTCTCAACGCGATCCCTTGGATGCTTTCCTCGGACGCGGTGTATGACCCGGAGCATCGCCGTCACTTCCTGAAGGGGAGCGCTGAGTGGTTGGAGCTGATGAAGTTCATGTACCCGCGCATGGTCAACTTCGTGGATGGCCGCGCCAAGAAGACGATCGTCTGGTTGAAACGACTGGGGTTCACCATTGATGAACCGGAGCTGATGGGCAGGGACGAGATACCGTTCCATCGGTTCCACATAGGATTGGAAAGCTAATGTGTCCTGTCACAGGTACTGCTGCCGCCGTAGGCACCGTCGCAGCTACCTCCGCTGCCTCTGCCGCTGCCGCTAGTGCTGCCGCCGCTGCTGCCGCTGCTACGACCGCTGCTGCCGCTGCCACGGCTACCGCTGCTGCTGCCGCTGCCTCGGCGACTGCCGGCCTATCTGCCGCTGCTGTCACCTCAGCTGCTGCCGGCGTGGGTATGTTCGGCGGCATGGCGGCAACTGGTGTCTCAGCTGTCTCTGGCTTGACCGCTGTTGGTGCCTCGATGGTCGGTGGCACCGCCGCCTCGACGGGTATCATCGCCGGCATGAGCGGGTTCCAGCTCGCCAGCCTCGGCATGAGCGCCATGTCCGGTATCATGGGTATGATGGGTCAGCGACAGCAGGGTCGAGCGGCCCAGGCGCGGGCCACGTATCAGGCTGCGGTCGATCGTAACAACGCGATCCGCTCCAATCAGAAGGCTGCTCGGGCTCGTACCATCGGTGAGAGCCAGCGTGTCGCGAGGCTCCTGGGGGCTACTCAGGACGCTGGCCGGATCAACGTGGGTCTCGCTGCCAACGGCGTCGTCGTCAACGCTGGCACCGCCCTGGCGCTCAAGTCAGACGCCCTCGACGCCGGCTTCCAGGACGCCAGGATGATCGCCCACAACGCCGAGGTGGACGCGCTGTCCTACGAGGCAGACGCGGGCAACCACCAAGCGCAGGCTCGTCTCACCACCATGCGCGGAGCTGCCGATAATCAGGCCGGCAAGCGCGCTGCTTTCTCCACGGCACTGTCCACAGCTGGGCGAGTGTCCAACCAATGGTACGGTTTCGATCGTGCCAATCAGGGACTAGCCTAATGGTACAGCGGATCAGCACCCAGACCCACGGCGCTGCCGTCAATCGCGGCATCACTGCCAAGCAAGATCCTCGGAAGGATCAGACGCTCGACAGCACCGGGACGCACGGAGAGCAGGCTGCGCAGAGCTTGATCGACGGCGGCAAGGCTGCGAAGGACATGTCGGATCAGCTCGCTGTGCGAGCTCGTCAGGACGCCCTGGACGATAGCCAGCGCGAGCTGGATCAGGCTGAGCTGACGTACAGCCAGCAGGTTCGTGAGCTGAACGACGCCTTCTACGAGACCAAGGGCGAGAACACCTTGATCGCACGCACCGCGCACGAGGAAGCCTTGGCTGGTGTCCGCGCCGCCCTGACTGGGACCGGCAGCTCTGACGCTATGAAGGAGCGCATTGGCCTACGGCTTGAGCAGACAGAGAACAGTCACCGCACCCGCGTCGATCAGTATGTTCGGCAGCAGCGCGAGACCGCCAACGACGACAGTGACGCAGCTGCCATCGACCGCTCCACCCAGGACGGCATCGGACTGTACAACGATCCGGTGCAGACCCAGCAGAGCCATGACGAGATCGAGGCACGCATCCGGGAGAAGGCGGCACGGAAGGGCTGGAACGAAGACAAGATCAAGACCGAGACCGACAAGCACCGGGACGCCATGTACCTCGGCATGATCAAGCGGGCTCGCATCGACGGGAACCCGGCCACAGCCAATAAGGTCTACAACGCCAACCGCCACAACATGACGCCCCAGGCGCGCACCACGGCGCAAGCGGAGCTGAAGGAAGTCGGGCTCGACCAGGAAGCAGCTGACGCCGTGAAGGCGACCCAGGACTGGCTCGACGAGGATACCTCGCGCACCCCGGAGCAGGGCCGCAAGATGCTGCGCGAGCAGTTCTCCGATCGCGTCGCCGTCATGGATCGTGTCACCAAGCGGTGGGATGCCGAACAGAAGAACAAGCGGGACGTGAAGGCTGAGGCAGTGCGCCCCCTGGTCGAGAAGGCCATGGGCGATCTGATGGCGAAGCACACGAAGAAGGATGGGACCACCGACTACAAGGCCATGTACGAGGAAGCCAAGAAGCACGGCAACCCGTTCGTGAAGCCCTACCTGCGAGCCGAGATCGACAAGCAGCTCAACCGGGACTACAAGAGCGAGACCCACGCCAAGCGCCGGCAGGCCGACAAAGACGCGGAGATGGCGCTACGGTTCGCCCAGACCGCTATCGAGCTGGCCCAGAAGAAGGCGGATCGAGAGGGTCACGGGATCGCCTCGGAAGAAGACGTGGTGGCGAACATCACCTCGGGCTTGACCCCGGAGAGGGCAGGCGCTGCCATCGCCGAGGCACGGAAGCTCCTCGCCGGCAAGCGTCGGGATCGTGGCGACCAGCGTCAGATCGGGACCGACAAGCACAACGCCGACGTACGCGCCCGCGCCACCGAGGACAACGAAGCCAAGGACATGGCGCTGTCGTTCATGGATGAGCAGATCAAGCACGCCGACAGGTTCAACCCTGCCGCTGGGCTCACCGCCATGCTCAACGCGATCGAGAAGTCGGAGAAGCTGTCGCTCCTCGGGAAGTTCCACGCCACCATCCAGGCACGCAACCACTTCAAAGAGACGGTGCGATTGAACAAGCAGGCGACCAGCGAGAAGGCGCGGTTTGAGATCATGGTCGGTAAGACGCGTGGCCTCAAGGGTGAGGCGCTGCGGTCGTTCCTCAGCGATATCTCGAACGACGAGGTTCGGGAGGAAGCTGTCCGCAGGTACGACGTGATGCAGACCAGCATCAAGAAAGCCAACGACGAAGCCAACGCCGCTGCTTGGGCTGGCGCTCGCGAGGCTGTGGAGTTCAAGGCGATAGACCCCCGCACCTATGCGGAGCAACTGCGCAAGGACGACAAGCACGAGGAAGCAGACAGGCTCGCGGCGAAGATGCCGGAACTCCGCAGGCGCTACGCCGAAGTGGTCGCCGGCAGGATCTATGCCCCCGCGTCGGACGGCACCACGAAATCCACGTACGCCACGATGACCCCTGCGGCACTCGCCAGGGCAGACATCAACGAGAACCGCGGCAAGATGACGGAAGCCGAATACAACCGCGTCCTGGAGTGGCAGCGTGGAGCTGCCGCGTCCATCTCCGCATCCGAGAAGGATCAGCCTGCCTTCAACGCCGGCATCGCGGCAGTCAAGCAGATGTTCCCGACGCGGCGACGCAAGGGTAAGCTCATTCACGAGCTGACGAAGGAGCGTCAGCAGATCGTGTTCAATCACATGAACGCATGGACGGCGGCGCAGCTGGCAAAGGGCGAAGGAAAGATCGATCCAGCCGCGCGTGCGAAAGAGGCTCGTCGGGCACTGTTAGAGATCACGTACGATCCGCCCTTCGCCTTCAACGAAGTCACGCAGACGATCGCCGAGTTCGAACAAGCAGGCATCGTTATCAATGAGCTGGCGGATCAGCAGATCTCAGGCCAGCCGCCCCAGAAGAACCGCATCAAGATGACGGACCACACGAAGTTCGAGGCACTCTATCCAGAGCGCGCCAAGAACTTCCAAATCGTAGCGAAAGCGAACAAGGTCGAATGGGACGACAAGACCCGCGATCAGGTTTATATTGCATTTGCGATGGGCAACGAGAAGGAGCTGCGCAGGTTGCTCCGTGTCCCAGCGCGTAAAAGGGAAACCAAGTAATGGCTGAGATCTTCGACCCGTTAAAACTCGCAGACGAGGAGAAGCGCCGCGAGCAAGAGCGCTTGTTGTTTGGTGAAGACCGGGCACTCCAAGTCACGATCCGACCCCAACCAAAAGATCCCCTCCCTCTGGAGACCAGACGGGAGATGGAACCTGACGCCTCGGTAGCGCGGAAGAACCGCAAGCTCGCCGACGAGATGGGCGTTGATCCTACCCTGGTCGAGGCTGACCCCCAGGCTTCCGAGGTGGAAGCCAAGCGCATGGATCAGGATGAACTCCTGTTCGGCGACGGAGCCCCGGTCACTACACGGTTCCTCGAACGCCCCGGCAACATGGAGCAGTCGCACGACAGCGTGTCCCACCTCTCGCAGTTCGAGGAAGACACCAAGGACATGGCGATCGGCACCAGCTTCGGTCGCGGCGTGGACATGCTACAGCAGCTCGGGTATCGTTTCATCGAGGCCACGGGCGAGATTACCGGGAGCGACACACTGGCTGAGTTCGGCGGCGAGGGAGCCGAGGAGCAGTCCCGCCAGATGGCCCCGTCCAACAAGAACAAGGTCACGCTCAAAGAAGCCATCATGGGGAACGAGAGTTTCCTGGAGTGGGTGAGCCAGACGGTCGGCGAACAGATCCCGATGATGGCACCCGCCGTCGCTGGTGGTCTCGGAGGTGCCAAGCTCGGTGCCATCGTCGGCACGGCAGTCGGTCCCGCAGGCACGGCAGTGGGTGCTGTGGTCGGCGGCATCATCGGTGCCTTCCTCCCGTCCCTGATCCTCGGTGTCGGTGAGGTACAGCAGGGCTCCAAAGAGATCAACCCCGACAGTAAGGCAAGCGGCTACACGTTCGCTGGTGGCGCTGTCATCGCTATGCTCGACACCGCTCTCCCCGGCAAGCTGGGTGGCAGGCTGGTGTCCGCGTTCGGCAAGGATCTGGCACCACAGGTAGCTCGCGAGCTGGCGTTCAGCGCACTCAAGGCTGGCGGCAAAGATGCGACACTTGAAGGTATCACCGAGGGCTTCCAGGGTGTCATCGCCAAGTACGCTTCCGCCTTAGAGACGGGAACGGATGTGAAATTGGATGCCTGGGAGATCGCCGAGGAAGTGGCGGCTGGGTTCCTGATGGGCGGCGGCACCTCTGCCGTTGTCTCGGGCACGACCAACGTGGGCCAGCGGGCCCAGCGTGCGCGCCGGCAGGGCAACGCAGCCGCAGCTATGGCTGACACGGCAGCGATCACCCCACTCGATCAAGAGGCTCCCGAGGTAGCGGTACAGCACCACGTCGATACGCTCAAGGAGCGAGGCATCACCAGCGTCTTCGTCCCGGCTGACGTGGCCATCGAACACGCCCGCCAGAACGAGCATCAGCTCAAGGAGGGCTTCGACGACCTCGGCATCACCGAACAGATGAACGAGCAGTCGGGCCGCAACATGGTGGAGATCCC